TAGACACCCTAAACGAGGGATATCAGGATAGGGCTCTAGCTACAAGTTTTGGACAAAACGGTGCAAGATCCAAAGAGATCAATCCTGGATCAGTATTCCATAACGGATATGGAATGTTTGACGTTATTACTCCGCCATGGAACCTTTATGAGCTTGCAAATTATTACGACACTTCTTTTGCTAATCATGCAGCAATTGACGCAAAGGTAGAAAACATTGTTGGCCTTGGATATGACTTCCAGGTTTCAAAAAGGACCATGATGCAGCTTGAGGCTTCTACTAGCGAAACTGCAACAGACAAGGCCAGGAAGCGTATTGAAAGAGCGAAAGTTGAAATGCGTGAATGGCTAGAAACTCTGAATAGCGATGACTCTTTCTCTAATACAATGATGAAGTTTTACACAGACGTTCAGGCAACTGGAAATGGTTACCTAGAGGTTGGAAGAACCGTAACTGGTGAGATTGGTTACCTTGGTCACATACCATCCACAACTATGAGAGTTCGAAGACTTCGTGATGGCTATGTTCAGATTATTGGTCAAAAGGTTGTTTATTTTAAGAACTTTGCGGCAAAGAATCAGAACCCAATTACTGCAGACCCAAGACCAAATGAGATTATTCACTACAAAGAATACTCACCGCTAAACACATTCTATGGAGTTCCAGATATTATGTCTGCAATTTCATCTTTGCATGGAGACCAGTTGGCCTCTCAGTACAACATCGATTACTTTGGAAACAAGGGTGTCCCAAGATATATCGTAACACTAAAGGGAGCCAAGCTATCCTCTGACGCAGAAGACAAGATGTTTAGGTTCCTTCAGACTAGCCTAAAGGGTCAGTCTCACAGAACCCTTTATATTCCTTTGCCAGCAGATACTGATACTAATAAGGTAGAGTTCAAGATGGAGCCAATTGAGGCAGGCGTTCAGGAGGCTTCCTTTAATGACTATCGGCTTAGAAATAGAGATGACATACTAGTTGCGCACCAAGTGCCATTGTCAAAGATTGGTGGAGGAGATGCTTCTAACATTGCAGCTGCTTTAGCACAAGACCGTACGTTTAAAGAGCAGGTAGCAAGGCCAGCTCAGGCAAATCTAGAAAAGATGATCCAGAAGGTTGTTAGAGAAAAGACTGATATTCTAGACTTTAAGTTTAATGAGCTAACCCTGACAGACGAGATTGCTCAGTCACAGATCCTTGAAAGATATGTAAAGACTCAGATTATGGTTCCCAACGAAGCTCGTGAAAAGCTTGGCCTACCCCAGAGACCAGACGGCGATGAGCCATTTGAAATGTCTACTAGGCAAGCCGCAGATGCAAGAGCTAACACCTCTCAGAACAGAGAAAGAGATTCTGAAAGAGCCAATAACTCTTCAGATAGCTCTGCCACTTTGGCTGGACGAAATCCAGCTGGAGAGGGAAGGTCTTCAGAATAGCATCATTTTTGATACTTTTCATAAAAGAGCCTTATAATTGAAATAACATGACTATGCAAAAAGCCCATTGGGACACTGAGGGCGACAACGTTCGCCTATCAATGCCGTTCAGTAAAGTGGACGTAGAGAGACGTATTGTCTCTGGCTTTGCCACACTTGATAACATCGACAAGCAGGCTGACATAGTTACAACAGAAGCCAGCGTAAAGGCCTTCTCCAAGTTTCGTGGCAACATCAGAGAAATGCACCAGCCAACAGCAGTTGGAAAGATGATCTCTTTTAAAGAAGACAAGTATTTTGACCCAGAAGCCAAGAAGTTCTATTCTGGTGTTTATGTCTCAACATATATTTCAAAGGGTGCTCAGAACACCTGGGAAAAAGTTTTGGACGGCACACTTTCTGGTTTTTCCATTGGTGGAAAAATGAACAAGTGGGATGACGGGTATGACGAAAAAATGGATTCAAAAATTCGAATAATTAAAGACTATGATCTGGTAGAATTGTCTCTCGTAGATAATCCAGCAAATCAGTTTGCAAATGTTTTATCCGTCGAAAAAGTTAACGGAGTAGATATGATTAAGGGCGAAAGCTTAGACACCCCAATTGAAAATGTCTTTTGGGACGCAGAATCTGGCATAGTCATGTTGTCAGAAAATGAAGCAGAGCAAAGCCCAACATCTGGTGCTCCAATGCAGAACATAGGTTTCGTTGAGAAAGACGATAACGAAAAAACAGATATGATAAAGTTCTTGGTTGATAGTGCTAAAGGCATTAATACAATTGAGATTAAGAAGGAGGTAAGTCCTATGAGTAAAAAAACAATCACAGAAGACATCGTTGAGAAGTCTGACGAGGTAGTAGAAGAATCACAGGTCGCTCCAGAGGCAGATGCCCCAACTGAAGATACAGCAGAGAAGTCTTATTCTATTGAAGAAGACAAGAAATCTGACGACATGGACGAAGACGAAGCAATTAAGTCTGGACACATGGATGAGGAAAAGAAATCTGACGACATGGACGAAGACGAAGAAATGAAGTCTAAGGATGAAATGAAGGCAGAAGCTGTAACAGAGGTAGATCAGGTATCTAAGTCGAATGAAGTAATTGCTGATGCAGTTGCTGAAATTCAGGGTACTCTAACATCAGCCTTTAGCGATCTAGCAAATACCGTAAAAGCTCTACACGAGCAGGTATCTGCACTAAACAAGTCAATTGACTCTGTAAAAAATGAGGTAACAGAGGCCAAGGGGCAGTTTAATGAGTTTGGAAAGAGGGTAGACGCAGTAGAAGCAGATACCGCTTTCCGCAAGTCTGGCGATCTAGGCGAGATCGTTCAGGAATCTGAACCACAACAGGTTCAGAAATCCCTATGGGGCGGACGTTTCCTCAAAACTGCCGATCTATTCAAATAAAGAAAATCACTAGGAGGTGACAATTATGTCGGAAGAGATTATTAAAAACTATCCAGGTACTGGTGCTAACGAGGTCAATGGCCAAGGAGCATTTGCGTCTGGAGGAATTGGTGGTGTAACTGACCCAGGTGCAGACACACTGGGCAACATCCCAACAGCAACACTAGGAGTAACAAGTGGTCCAAATGCCGTAAATCCTTCGGGTGATGCGGCAAGTGGTATCCTACGCCCTGAACAGGCACGTCGTTTTATTGACTACGTATGGGACGCTACTATTCTCGCCAAAGATGGTCGTCGTGTAACTATGCGAGCCAACTCTATGGAACTTGAAAAAGTTAACGTAGGCGAACGTGTAATTCGTGCAGCAGCTCAGGCTGATGCCGTATACACAAACACAGGTGCAACATTCTCAAAGGTCGAACTTTCTACCAAGAAAATTCGTCTGGACTGGGAAGTTTCAGCTGAAGCACTAGAAGACAACGTTGAAGGAGGTGCTCTCGAAGATCACCTAGTTCGCTTGATGACAAATGCATTTGCAAATGACATCGAAGATCTAGCTATCAACGGTACTGGCACTGGCTCAGACGCATTCCTATCCATCATGGACGGATTTGTTAACAAGGCTACTACTGGAGACGCACACGAAGCAGTTGTAACAGTTGCGGACAACGCATGGACACCAGACGTAATGCAGAAGATTATTCTTGCATTGCCAAGGAAGTACCGTGCACTTAAGAGCAATCTTAAGTTCTATGCTGGTACAGACGCATTCCAGGGAATTGTTAAGAACAACGGTACCCTATCAGATGCAATTGCTGAGGCACTAGGTCAGAACGGTAATACCCAGGCTAATACCCAGGCTTACCTTGACGGCCAGGGCCAGACATTCGGTGGTGCTCGCACTACTCGTGTTCTAGGCATTGATGTTCAGGAAGTTCCTTACTACCCTGCAGGATATGTAGACCTTACATTCCCACAGAACCGTGTATGGGGTTTCCAGAGAGACATCACAGTGAACCGCCAGTATGTTCCTAAGAAGGACACTATTGAATACACCGTATTCGTACGTTTTGGTATTCAGTGGGAGGAAGAGGACGCAATTGCGTTCGCTGACTCAAACTCTAGCGATTCCTAAAGTCTAACGCAACCTATTAAAGGGGGCAGGTGAGTAAAATCTCCTGCTCCCTTTTTTAATATCTGTTATAATTAAAAGATAAAGAAGGAGACTTAAGTGTCAGAAAAAAATATAGATGTAGCTCCTGCCCAACTACAAGATGGCGAATCACTAATTCCACACCCACTTGTTGAAAAATACAAAGAAGCAGTAGAAGAGCTTAAAAATAAACATATTGAAGAGTCTAAAGAGTCAGAAATCAATAACGTAATTTCCTTTGACAAGCTGGCCACAAGCCCTAACCCATCAGTTGTATCAAACGACGATAATGTTATTGGTTCTGGTAGTGCGGATAGAAAAGAAACTGCCAAGCAAGAGCCAGTTATTGAAAAAGAAAGCGTAGCCGTATACTCTACAAAAAATGTTACTTGGTCTGGAGTTGGTCAGGTTTCTAAGGGGTATAATATTGTCACTAAGCAAGCCGCAGAAAAATGGGCAGAACGTGACCACATTAGAATTGCAACTCCAGAAGAAGTTGCTGGAGAGTACGGAATTTAATGGAAATTTTAAGGGTTCTGCCATATCAAGACGTAAATATTACATTTACAATTCCAGCTGCTTATGTTTTAAATGAGGCTTTTGTGGCAACGATTACTGATCTAGCGGACCTTTCTTTTACAACAAAAACCGTAACAGACAATGCAAACTATGTTTGGACAATAGGTCTATCTGGTAAATATGATACAGACTATCGTGTTGTAATTACAGATGCATCTGGTGATGTCATTCACGATGAAACATATGAGATACGTAGACCATATGTCAATCCAGATACCTTGGGCACAACCGCCTCAGAAATTGCGGAATATACTAAGTATGAAGAAATTGCAAGAGCAATTCTTGACTCTGTTATTCCAGAAGGATTTTACTACAAAAAAAGAACCCTGGAAGTTGTTGGTCTCGGGGCAGACTACATCCCCTTGTGGTGGGAAGCAAAAAGAATTTTATCCGTCTATGAAAATAATGTTTTAGTTGAAGATCGTACTTATGAAATAACTAGAGATAAAACTGCAATAACAGAAACAGTTCTTGACGGAGTTAATCGTAATGAGCAGGCTCTATTAATTTTGCCAGCAGCAGCCTCAGACCTTGTAGACACCGTTCTGCCGCCTCTGCGGGGCTTTCCTAATGGATACGACTACAAGTTTGTTTTAGAGGTGGGATACCCTACAGTGCCCTCAGACGTCGTTAGAGCAGCAACTCTGCTTATTGACGAT